CTCCTCTTACATTAGGATCATTAGATCTAGACACATCTCCTGAATCGAAATCCGATTGACTACTAAAACCATAGTTATCATATTCAGGATACGCAGGTATACCTTCAGGTGTCATAGTCTCTTGACCCCCTAACGCTTTTAATTTTTCAACTTCGTTTGGTGTTATGTAAGTCAACAGATGTGGCTGACCTTTAATTATTTTGGTATCTTTTATACCGGCCATGACTATCTACCTCTGTTATAGAGACCCATCAAACCGCCGTTGGCTGCCATTGCAACTTTTTCTCTGACATCAACATCAGCTATTCCGCCACCAGGCATTTGCTCTTGCATGTTAACGTTTTCACTCATCATCATTTCTGGATTTTGAGATCTAATTCCTGATTGATCTTGTTGCAACTGTTGTAAAATTTGTTTCCAGATACCACTTTCAAAAAAAGCTTCAAAGCTTTGAAACTGAACTTTTTGTTCTGGCTCCATTTGTGACCATATTTCTGCCGCAATTTGCATGCTTTGATCATTGGGTTCTTGTCCACCCATTCTAATATCACCACTACTATACTTAATGTTAGGTGCTCCAGCTTGTATCGATTCGTTCATTGAAATTTCTTCATCCATAATATTTATCTCCTGAGTTTATTAGTTTACTTTGTTTTTGAGAACAAATCAAGAGCTGGCATAATAACTTTTACATCCTGTGCCATCTCTTCTGCTTTGTACCCTTTAATTTCCCAGTCTTTTCTTGTTTTAAAAACCTCACCTGTTGTCTTGTGTCTATATGTTTCTTCTACTTTTGCTTGTAATACATCCATTACGTTGTTACCTCTTTTTTAATGTTTAGATAGCTAATAGCTACATCAAACGAATCTGTTGTGCTTGCTTGCACTGTAAAAGTTTTACCACCTTCTACTATTAGCGGTTGGGTTAATAATTCTTTTGTAGTATTAGCTGTTAATTGTGCTGATTTAATAGCTGTAATACTATTATTTATAATAGTTACAGTAGGTGTACCAGCTGATGTAACTAATATTGATTTAATAACTATTGTTTCATTAACTGCAGGAATACCAGATCCTAATGGTGTAAGTGCACTACCACTTGTATTATTATCTATACCTATAAATTTATATTGGTTTACTACTGCCATTAATCTAAAAAGAAACTTCTAGCTTCTATCTCCTGTTTTAATTCTTCTTGAAATGTTGTGTTTAATTTTTCTAACACTGCATCTAAATCTCTAACTAGGGACTGAGCAACATCTTGTTCATACTCATTACTTGCTCTAGTTAATGATTGTACAATTTTTGCCATTATCTTCTTCCTCCAGTTTGTATATCTAATCTAAATGTTCCTAGTTTCCAACTAGTATCAACAGCTGTATTAGATATTGTAAGAGCTATGGCTCTACCTCTAGCACGTGTGTCTACTTTATCTGTTGTAGATGTTACAGTAAATGGACCTAATGATGAACTAGCTGCTGCATCGTTTGGATAATTTCTTAAATCTAATTGTACAATAGCGCTTCCTTGTTGTGATATAAAGTCAGGTATAATTCTACTAACTCTCATAATGTTTTCACCATCACCTCTAAGGTCACCTAAATTAGTTGCAGCTCCTCTAATAACTTTTTGTGTAATATCATAATCACCAGAAGTAATATTAGCAGGAATAGCTACAGCCGTGGTCCCTGCTTCTTGCTGGTTGACTCCTGTTTCGTGTTCAAAGTATACTGTTACACCTTCAGTATTACCAGTTACATCAAATGATACATCATCACTTGGATTATATTTTGTTGCATGAGGTAAACCAAATACAGCAGAATCTTCCCACGTGCTTCTAGGAAACAAACTACTTGCATTAGTAAACCAGATAGGTCGTTTAGACGTTGAATCTAAATAACTATATGTAACTGCTCTAGTATTTACATTAGATGTAGACGTTGGATAAAACCAAGTAATTTCACCAAACAAATTATTAATACCACAATAAATTAATTGATTAGATGTAGTGTTAAGATCATCGTAAACAAAATCTTCTACCAAACAATCCATTGATTCTAGCTTACCAGTAAACCTAAAGAAACCATTATCAGACATCCAGTATGCAGCGCCATCAACTTCTACTGCTGCATTCATACCAATCAATCCACAGTTAGTACCTGCTTGTTCAAATGCAAATGTAAACGGAGTTCCAACAAATCTCATAGTAAACAAAGATGTATCAGACCAAATGTATATTGCATTTCTACCAAGTTTAGCACCCATGATTCGTGATCCAGCGGCCAGTCTTTGTGTACCAGCACTATTTTCAGCTGTTGGTGTGTAGTCTTCTATATTTTCTTGAGAAGAAAATCTTATAAACATATCATCTTGTGTAGTTTTATTACCGATAGTTGTTTCTGTTCCAAAAAATACTAAGTGACGATCTGGAGTTGACACTAACATATCACGTGACGCTGTTGGTGCTCCTGGAATAATTATAGCTCGAGTTGCTGTTGCATTTGCTGCATCACCATCCCATTTAAAACACTCACCATTATGAATTAAAGCAATAAGTGTTGTACCTAAATTGTCTAAAGACCATAGACCTGGATCTGTTACTTGGTCAGTGTTGGCTGCAGGTGATCCCCAACCTGTAAATGATGATGTGTTTGTAACTGTTACACCAGTATTGTGAGCTGCTCTTGTAGTTCCTCTCACTGCTCTTGTTATACCAGTTAGTTTACTAGCTGTAATTCCTGTGTATGATATTTCTTCTGTTCCTACTTGAATAAAGTTTGTACCGGAACTTGGAAAACCAGTCGTACTAGCCAAAGTAATTTCTGTAGCTGAACCATTGTTACCATTTGTGTTATCTCCTAATGCACCACTTAATGTAGTTGTTAGTGCACCTAAAATATTACCACCCCATAATGATATACCCCAACCAAAAGCACCTAATTGTTCAGCCGGTCCTACGTGATAGTATTGAAAAAATTTTATTCCACCAGATGTTGTTGCACCACTGCCAGTTTCATTACTAGGCATTGTAATAGTAATTGTAGTAGTCGTTGGTACACTTGTTACCATAAATTTTTTATCATTAAAATCTGCAGCACTAAAATTAGAATTAGTAATGGTAGCAAAATCACTAAATAAAATAATATCTGTTGCAACAAAAGAATGTGGTGTTGGAAAAGTTATTGTAACTGTTGGTGATCCGTTAGTTGTACTAAACGCACTTGTGAGTGCTGTACCTGTTGGATTAACTAAAGGATGAATATCATAGTAAACACCACCAGAATATATATATAAAATTTTGTTAGTTCCTATGGCTGCAAATTTAGTTGAGGATTTGTTTACAAAATGATGAAGACCTCTAGCAGCACCCGTAAGTTTTGACTCACCTAATTGATTCCACCCACCTATTTTTTCAGGTGTACCATATCTAAAACGAACATTTTCCCCATCTATCCACTGCGATTCTGCGCCGGTAGATGTGACTTGTTTGTTGAATCCTGGTAAAAAGCCTAATTTTTGTAACATATAAAAACCTGTTTTTTATGGTTTATATTAGATTACAGATAAATTCAACCTGCAAATATTATTTCCATGGCATTCCTAGGTGCCACATAACCATACTATGTCTTATTCCTTTAGTAACTTGATTTACCCTATGCTTAACAAAAGAAGGAAAAACAATAAATGTTCCTTTTTTTAATTCTGTAACAATTTTTTTACCCTCACCCCCACAACTGTCAAAATCCATTTCAAGTTCCCCACCTTCAAAATCTTTTCCTGGTTCAGAAAGAAGTAATATAGAACTTAATTTTCTGAGTTTTCCTTTTTGAGGCCCTTTACTGTAAGCATCAGTACAAGTATCTACATGCCAATCATAAAAATTATTTTGTTCATATTGTGTAAACTGGGGTGCTTCATTCCAATCCCATTCAAAATTCCAATTACAAAGTAAATTAGCTTTATGTATATATGGATTAGTATGATCATATATTAAAGGATTTTTTATCCAAGAAATTTTAGAGTTTCTTATTTTAGTATTTTTCTTTTTATCAAGAACACCTACTGATGCTTTTTTTGGTTGATTAGCTAATCCTTCTTTTTTTATTTCTGCAATAAAATTTTTTGGAAAAGGATCATTAAAAGTACAGTAGTAATCTTTAAAAATCATTTGTCACCACCTGTAAAGAAAATATTACCTGATACAGATACTCGTTCAACCTCTGATTTAAAAGGATAAACCCAATGTGTTAAATCTGCAGGAAAAATAAATAAATCACCAGTTTGTGGTAAATGATCAACCGTACTAACATAATGTTTATTCATGTTTAATGCATATGAAAAAGATATAGATCCAGGACCTCCTCCTGGGTTTCTAGTTCCTAAAAAGTTTTTATTTTCTTCAATAATTTTATCAGGTATACTTGGATAAACAACAAAAGAAAGATCCGCTTTATGGGTATGGGGAGGATTAAAGTCTTTATTTTTCATATAATTAATCCATATATCATCGAGTATAAGATTAGTCTGTGATAGTTTATTTAAATCACCCTTCCAATTTTGATAACCATTAACGTAAGAAGTCAAATATTTTTCAAACCATTTATGAAAATCTTTTTTATTTTCTAGTTTATATTCTTCTGATAGATGACCAGCAAGTGTGCTTCTAAAATCATTAGATTCTTTTCGACATTTTTTACCTTCTTTTAAAAGTTTTTGACATTCGTCTGGTGTAATTTGAGTTTTATATAAAAAAGGTCCCCAATAATAATATTTATATTCAATAAATTTATCCATTACAATTTTAATTCTAATGAAGTTAATCCTACTTCATCTCCTAAATTACCTTTTATAAATACATTAAAAGCTATACTGGTTCTAGTATTGTTTCCTTTTTTATATTCAACAGCGTGATCTAACGATGACGGAAACAAAAATAAATCTCCTGTTGAAACAGGAAACCACCAGTGCTCTGAATTCCATTGATTATAATCACTAACTTTTAATCTAAATTGTCGATAACCTGATTTAACAAATCTTATTGAATCTTTATTTTTATCAGCATCTATATAAAAAACTCCAGATACTAAAGAGTTTGGATGATTATGTTGATGATGAAATTGATTAGTTTCTGTATAATTTATCCAAGATTGAGTAATGTATGGTTCTACATCAATAGCTTTTAAAACTTTGTCAAAATAATCTTTAACTTTTTCATAAAGTATTTTTTTAATATTAACAAATTCTTTTTTTTCAAGAACATAAGAATCTTTAGAATTAACATTGCCTATATTTACTACAGAATCTTTTTTTGATTTTTTTACAAAAGCTAGTTCTTTTTTTGTAAATTTTATTTTAGTATTCGAAATATAAATTGGAGTTGAAAATAAACTAACAATTTCTGTATTGATCATATATTAAATTCTTTCTATTAAATTTAATATATAATTAACTGTTGTTAATAGCAAGTATTATTTATTATAAATCCCAAGATTGAGTTGCCTCATTCCAAATAGAACCATCATTTGGATAAGGAATTGGTGCTTCATATGCACATGTGTTTTCATTTAAAGTCCAAGATGCATGAACACAAGGAGCTATAAAAGCATCTCTTGTATCATCATAATAACACCCTACTCCAGCGTAGTTTTTTCTAAAAGGTGTTCCACCTAATCTATGGAGGCCAAGTCTTGTATTATAAGAAGTTTGTTTCCAAATGTCTCTAGTATTATATAAATTATTTAAAAAATCTACTCCAGCTTGTTCACTTGTAGCAACGTCATTACTGACTTTTACAACTTGTTCAACAATATTTCCTGCCCCTAATTTTGCAAAATGTGCCATTATCCTGTGTAACTCCCTGATCCGTTAAATGTTATAACTGTTTTACCACTAACTCCTGTAGCCACTGTTGGACTTCCAGATGTTGTTCCTGAATACTTTGCGTCTGGTACACTTAAAATAACTACACCACTTCCACCTGCGTGAGCTGCAGTTGTTGCTGGAACAGAAAAGTTAGTTCCACCACCGCCGCCACCTGTGTTAGCAGTACCATCGTCTGCGCCACCACCGCCACCTGCGCCACCAGGACCGGGAGGACCACTTCCAGGAGATCCACTTCCACCGCCACCGCCTCTTGTGACTGATGAACCTGTAATGGCACTCGCTAAACCTGCACCACCCGCTACACCTGTTGTAGCAGTAGATGCAGAAGTAACACCTACAGCACCGGCTCCACCGCCGCCACCACCAGAGTAACCACTGGGTCCGCCAGAGCCTGATCCACCTTGACCACCATCATAACCTTGAGCAGCAGTTCCAGAACCCGCATTTCCAGCAGAACCTCCTCCGCCGCCGCAACCACCAGTTTTACCATTTGAAGTATTTTTTGCTCCACCAGCTCCTCCTAAAGAAGTAATTGATGTAATACCAGATCCTGAAATAACTGAGTTAACACCATTTACACCTTCGTTTCCTGGAGCAGAACCACCATAATTTTGTGCGCCTATTCCACCTCCTCCAACTGTAACTGTATAAGTTACACCTGGACTAAAAGTTAAAGCTGTTTCTGAAGAACTTCCTCTTCCAGAAGTTTCACTTGCAAAAGAATTTCTATATCCACCGGCTCCACCGCCGCCACCATAAACCATGGCTGATCCACCGCCACCGCCTACAACTAAAAAATCTGCTGTATATGTTTGAGGTGTTTCTAAAGTAGTTGCTCCATCAGTATTAGGAATCCAACCTTTAGTTGATCCTGAATAAACTACATCTACTGATTGACCTTCTGTATCAAAAACTGGAACAGGGGTTGCATTTCCCTGCCATTTTTCACTATTTAAATTAAGTGTAATACCGTTAGTTGCCCAATTTCTTGCATAGTCTGTAAGAATTATTTGATCTCCGACTGATGGAGAACTAGGTAAAGTAACTGTAATTGCATTTGAAGATGTATCTAACCAATAACCACTGTTTGCAGCTACAGTTATAGTTGCTGCTGTTACAATACTTGATTGCCACGCTATACCACCTGATACTTCAGCAAAAGATAATTGACCAATACCTGTAGTACCTGAACCAGATACAGAAGCTACCTTTAAAAATCTATCTGCTGTAACATTTCCAGTGGGAAATTTAAGCTCATAGGATTGATTAGCCGAGTGTGCAGGTGACGTAAGTTTAATTCCGTGAGAATTTTGTTCACAGTTAAGTTGAATTGAACCTGGATTAGTATCACCCCTTATCGTTACATGACCAGTGCCTTTAGCTAATAAATCTAAATCAACATTAGTTTCACCTGTTGCTGATAATCTTGGTGCATTACCTGTCGCACCGTTTGCAATTGTAAATTCATTTACTGCTGAACTTGTAGCTGTAAGTAAAGCTAATTCGTTTCC